AAGCAAGTAAGCCAGTACGGTTCACTGCCAACAAGGATAATCTGTTCGGAACACTCCAATATTCAGAGGATAGATTAGCCGAACATACTTTTACTGCAAGCGAGAACACATTAAACCGAGTCGACAGTAATATCAATGAAATATTACTTGATGGGTATAAGAGTGGTGTTGGAATTAACGAGGTTAGTCGACAAATCACTGAAAGGTTTGACCAACTCCGTACTTGGGAGGCTAAAAGGATTGCAAGGACTGAGATTCATACTGCTCAGAATATGGGTGTTATGAATAGTTATGACCAGTTGGGTGTTGAGTATACTCAGTGGATATCTGCAAGTGATGCTCGTGTTCGTGATAGTCATGTTGAGATTGACCGTGAAATCATACCGATGGGTGGAACTTATAGTAATGGGTTACGGTTTCCTGGGGATACAAGTGGTCCGATTGAGGAATGGATTAATTGCCGTTGCAGTAATGCTCCTTTTGTGTTACCTGCTGGTATGATGGCACCAAGTTTCAGTCCATTCAGAGAAGAAGACCTAATACCAATAGAAACAATGGAGACACCAAAAATGATAGAAGCAGAAGCACCAATCAATGACAATTTCATTTATGTAAAAGGATTAGAATCCTTTGAAACCTTTGTAGAAACAATCGAAGCAGAAAACAGAAAACTATACCAACAATGTAAAAGGCACGAATGTTTTGAAGAAGTTTACAATATACTAAAAGAGTCACAAGTTGATGATTTCACATTAAAAGAAGTCCAAGTAATAGACATCGCCCAAATGAAGAAAGAACAACTGAAAGAATATATCCAAGAACTTGATGTGGAATTATTCGATAGGATTGATGGATATGACATATCTTGGAAGAAATTCTGTGAAGCATTTGATTTAATGTACGAATTTTCAAGTGGACGAAAAATAATTGATGATGAAAAAGTCCTTGATGCAGTATGTGAAGCAATAAACAATCAAGAAGGTAGTCTCTGCTATGCATTGGAGACCAAATCCAAGAATAAGAAAGGTGGACAGTCATTAATGTTGGCAATTGATTTCTAATTAGTCCAACTATAATATGAAAAAAGAGAAATTCTAATTGCTTATACCTTATATTGAAGATTATGTACATCAATAAACTCGACGATGGTACAATCAACCTAACCGCACCAGTACTCATACCATATGCAAAGGATTGTGACTACCATAATGGTGAAGAACCATTAAACACAACACAAATCCAAAAATTCAAAGAATCATATGACAAGTATGGGTTCGTAGACCATGAACATGGATTAACCCGTGACGGCAGACGGATTGGTGAACCATCTGATTCAATTATTTTAGATCAAGATACTACTTTTACACTCTATGACGGTACCAGTAAAACATACCCTACTGGTACATGGTTATTAACCACACACATTACCGATGAAGAGGCAATCTCCGAGGCAATGAAAGGTTATTATACTGGTTACAGCCCAAGCATACTCCCCAAGGCTAATGCAGACAAATACTTGGAAGCATTAAAGACCAAAGGCACATGCAGTTGTAAGAATGTATCCAGTATGGGAAACAGCCTGATAAAGGATATTCCAGACCCAGTAGTATTAAGTGTAAGCCTCACACGACAACCGTGCTTACACGAAAGTAAATTTTGCGAAGTGAATAACATGGAAGAAGAAATGTCTTTAAAATCCAAGATACTCACTGCAATGGGCATGAGTGAGGAAGCAGAAGTCATCGCATTAAAATCTCAAGTAACTACACTTGAAGAGAAAATCGATGCAATGCAAACTGAATTCAAAGAAGCATTAAAAGCCCAGCAGGAAGAGTTCAAACAAACTTTAACCGAAGCATTAAAAACTGCAGTAGAAGAAGAGGTTGTCGAAGAGGAACCTGAAACTACTGAAGAACCTGCTGAAGTTGAGGTTGAAGAAGAAGTCGAAGAAGAACCTGAAGCTGATAAAGCTGAAGAAGTCGTAGAAGAACCAGTCGCAGAAAAAGGAGAGTCCAAAGCAGAACCAGTGCATGATAATCTCCAAGCAGAAAAAAGTAAACCAAAATCAATCTACGAAGTGTTAGGAAGATACCCTAACGGAACCAAGATTAGAAAATAACTCTTATAAGTTTCAAACCAAAAAAGAACCGTGATAATTATGGATAACCAATACATACTTTCTCAATTGACCAATGAGAACGAAATAGCCGTATTCAAATCTATGAGAACTGATATGGCAACCGCAAAAGCATTGTTGAACGAAGAGCAATTTGCTCAATTTATGCAAGCTGCAACTATTAACCAAACCATCTTGAATGATGCATCATTCCGTAGAATGAACAGTACATCACAAGTTGTCTCCAGTACTAAAATTACTGGCCGTGTATTACAAAACGGTTACAAAACAGTCACTACTAAAAATGACACTACCAATGACAACTTAACCGAAGCAAATGTTGACTTTGGTAAAGCCGAACTTGTTGCAACCAAATTAAAAGCAAAAACTTCCATTCTTGATGATGATAAAGAGGACAACATCGAAAGAGAACAATTCGAACAGACTCTCTTGACTATGATGGGTCAAGCAGTCGGTATCGATTTAGAAGCAGTTTGTGTATTCGGTGACACCACCTACACTTCAAGTGGAAGTGCTGACCCATTATTCAGTTGCATTGATGGTTGGTTAACATCAGCAACCACAACCCTCAAATCCGATGGAGCAAAAGGCTCAGGCAGTAAAGACTTTGACTTAGCAGATGGTATCACTGCAATGTTCGACAAGATGTTATACTCCATGCCTGCTGCATACAGACAAGCTAATCTCATGAAAGACCTTGTATTCTATGTACCATATGAAGTACAGGAAGCTTACCGTGAATTCCTTATTGACCGTGAAACTGGACTCGGTGACAGTTCCTTACTCAATGCTGAAGAATTAAAATACAAAGGCATTCCAGTGAAATATGCTCCAGTATTAGATGCTGCTGATGGCCGTACCGTACACGGTAACGTTGCTTCCATCTTAACTGTTCCTGAATTCTTATGGTATGGTGTTTACAAGGACATCAGTGTTGAACCTAAACGTATCGTTGAAGAAGAAAACACTGAATACTACTACAGATTCAGAGGCGATGCTACTGTTCAATTCGCTGACTCTGTTATCGTAGCAGACATTACCGCTGCAGAAGCAGCAGTATTATTATAAGATGTAATGGGTGGTGACTCATTATGTCTATGAAATTCAAAAAGGACACCAAAGCCAAATTGGCTGACTTGGAAGAAAGAGTAGAAGCCCTCGAAAACTCTGAAACTGAGACTACTCAACAAGAACCTGAAGGCTAATAGGTGATTCATTATGGCAGAAAAGAAAAAGAAAACAACTGCTAAAAAGAAAGCAGACCTTTTGCCATTCGATGAACTACCAATCCAAGTCAAAAGGAACCGCAGACTTTTATACGAATACATAAGAACCGGTACATTACCGGAAAAATAAAACGATGTGATAAACAATGTGGATTAGTGTAGATGACGTAATCAATTTCCACGGTTTAAAACCGAAACACTTGAATCTCGACAAGGATGATACACAGAAACTCGAAGAAATCGTTAGTGACTGGATAACACAATCACAAGATTTGATTAACATGTACACTAACCGCAATTACACTGATGAAACAGTCAGACCGGCAATCTGTAACATTTGTCTACGATTGACAAGTAACATGGTGAAGTTGGCAGTACAGAACCGTGACAGTCCAATTATCAAGGTGAATGATTGGACGATCCAAACTGTACCATCTGAGATTTTCACTGATGACTTGAAAAGTGATTTGAAACCATACATCAAGGATTCCTCTACTGAACCTAACAGTATAGGAGTATACACCATAACCGGTAGTGATGACTAATGGTCACCGTTACTGTTGAAACAAGCGGACATATAGGAAATCTCGAAGAACTGCCAAAGGAAATGATAAGAGATGGATTGAAAAAGACATCAC